AGTTTGATACCGACTTCCCAATTTCACCACTCCCACCAAATGGATTCTATTCTCCAAATCCTATTTGTGATACTGAAGAATTAATTAGCGAGGTGTTGGGTGGAAATCTTAATGAGATAATGCAAGCATTTGATGCTGCAGTAACTCCAGTGGTTTTTGCAAGTAGAGACTTTTTAACTTTAGATGCTTATTCTGGAACCACATATGCAAAACAGATTTTAGGTGCTAAACCACAAAAGATTGTTCGCAAATCAGTCTCTCCAGCAGCTGTTAAGTCAGCTCTCGCTTCAGGCGAATTGCAAGAGGCAATGGTTCAACTTCTTGCAAATCAACTTGGTGCAAGATCATTCCGAACATCTACTAGTGATGCTCGTGACTTTGTACAAAATCCAATTGAAGGACTCATATCTATTCTTTCAGGACTGCCCGATATTCCTTCAAATGGAAGTTTGAGAGACATATTACTTGCTGCAGCATCGATTGGATCAGGAACTCCTCTGTTCTTAACTCCAGGAACATTAGCATCATTTGTGGATTCTACAGTTGATTTTTTAAAAACCGGAGATTTGACGAAAGGATTCTCTGCTCTTGCAGGTGTCCTTCAAGGAGTTGATCGAAAAACACTTGGAAACATTGGATCCGCATTTAGTGCGATGAAGTCTGGGGATGTAACTGGACTTGTTAAATCTCTGGGACCTCTCGTTGGTGTTGATCCTGAAATTTCAAATTTAGTCACACAATTCATAGAAGATCCTGCCTCTGCAGCATTTGGTATTGTTAATGATTTGATTGGTGGACTGGGAGCCATTGGAGGGATAAACTTTGATGTGGGTTCAGCACTATCATTCATATCATCAATAACAGATTTCTTCTCATGCGATCCAAAACCAGAGTGTTCTCCAAACGATACCTTTACACTACAAAGTGGTGGCAGTGGAAAACCTGGAGTCGAAAGACCCAATTTGATTAACATCGGTGATGCTGCCATAGAAAAAGCAGAAAATTTTGAGAAAGGGAATATAGAAATAGATGCACAATCAGAGAAAAAATCTTTTAAAGGCCCTCAAAGACTTGAAGTAGTACCATTTGATGGTGGTGTTGAGGAAGAAACAGATGGAGGAGAAACATAATGCCATTTATCGCAGCATCAAGAGAAAGAATACGAGTAGGATATATTAGTAAATTTGATGGATATATTAGTGGATTGTCCATTGATGATGCTAATAACTATGAAAAATTATCTCCAGGAACTATTTTTATTTTCATTAATGGGGACAATGAAGTAAAATATTTGAATATCGACGAAGTTAATGCACTAACATCTCGCGATTTAAGAAGAACAAAACCATGTAATGTTGGACCATCACCATGCGGCCCTCCAGCGATCAACTTCTTTGGTGGAGGTGGGATAGGTGCTGCAGGAAATCCAGTTATAGATGGAAATGGAACTATCATAGCAATTGATGTAGTTAATAGTGGATTTGGATACGTCACTCCTCCGAGTGTTAGTGTCATAGATCCATGCAATAATGGTAACGGAGCGGTTTTAGAACCAATCATCACTGACGGCACAGTTGATACCGTTATTGTACAAGATGGAGGATCTGGATATTTGCCATCAACTCAACCACCATCAAACACTGACGGAGGAACCTCATCAGAATACCCAACTTTGGTGACATTAACTGATGTGATAGTCACCAATCCAGGCATCAATTATCTGCCTACGGATCCGATTGTAATCACTCCTAATAATGGAACTGGATTGACATTTGAACTTGATCCGTTTGGAAAAGTTAATTCAGTGAAAGTAAATCCTGGTGGAAATTTTACATCTTTGCCGGACATATACATTGATAGTGATACAGGACTAAATGCGAGATTTATTCCTGTCTTTGATGTTATCAGAGATCCATTAGTCGCTCAGTTGGCTGATCCTGGGGAAGTTGTTCAGGTGTTTGATCTTATCGGTTTACAAATTACTGGATACGTTGACGGTAAACCTTACTATGGAAACGTATTTTATGATAATGGAATAAAATATGCAGGAATTAGAAATACTGGAATTAGAGTATATGAATCCATACAAGAGAGTATAACCAAAGAAGTTCAACCGATTGCGACTCAGCAGATACAACCACAACCGCAACCAGAGACCGAGGAAGACCCAACAGATGTATCAGAACCAGTGACTGATACATTAACTGTGGAGAGGGCTGAAACTCGTCAAACCACAACCCCTACTCAAAATGTTTCTACGACCACGACCACGACTACAACTTCAACTACGAGTTCCAGTCCCAGTCCTTCACCATCTCCGAGCAGTGGTGGTGGAGGATCCTATGGTTACTAATAAATACTAACAATCTCTCTATTATTTCATGGCGGAAAAGAAGAATTTTTGGACTCAAGTAATTGGAGCGATGAATGGTTCTATCTCCTTCGGAGGTCTTACCAAAGATAAAGCGGTAACTTCTAGTGTTGAGATTCAAGGCCTTGATGGTAGACACTTCGTAGATTTGACCGAAGATGGTGAGCGTGAGGGATGGACTACAGTGAATGCTCCTGGGGCAGTTAATATTAATGCTGGAGAGGATTTAACAAAAGGTCAGAATGGCATCTTTTTAAATACTGAAAATGGTGATATAATTATTAGGGCTAGAGATGGAAAAGTTCGCATCGAAGGAACTGATGTAGAAATATGTGCTCAAGGAAAAGATCCTGAGGGTAATTTTTGGGTTAGTTCAAATCAAAGCGCCAAGATTGATTCAAAAAACATCACTCTCGATGCAAAACAGTCATTAAAACTACTTTCAACTGGTTTTATGACAATAAATGGTAAACTGGGTACACAAATTTTATCATCCATAATTCATGGAGTATCTTGTGCAACAGATCCAGATAAAAAACCAGGTCAAATATAAGGAGAAGTCATGGCATTTCAATTTGATGAATCACACGTATATGATGGTCAACAATTAGTATGTAAAAATAATGTGCTTCCAGTAGCACTTGGTGTTGGTCCATCCAAAATCAAGTGTTCATCATATCATCAAGGCCCATTATTAGTCGGAAGTCCAGGTGGATTCCCGTCAGTATTTGCGACTGTCATGATTGCTCCCTCCGCACATGGAGCACCAGCGCCAGTGGTTCCTGGAGCTCTTTGTAGTGGTATTAATAATCCATATTCTTTAGCGGTCTCTGGTAGTGCAGCATTTTTGGGACCAGTTGATACAAATGCAAACGTTGCAGTAGGACAGAATCTCCTAGCACAAGGACATGTCATTTCAAATTGTGGTGGTCACATTCTTGCTGCTAAAAAGAACTTTGACATTCCCCACCCAACAAAAGAGGGATGGAGACTTCGCCATACTTGTCCAGAAGGCCCATCAAATGATGTTTACTATAGAGGTAAACTAAAAAATAAAACAGAAATTAAACTCCCAGGATACTGGGAAGAACTTGTTGATCCAACAACAATTACAGTTAGTTTAACTCCTATCGGAGCTCACCAAAATATAATTGTAAAGAGAATCAGCGATAATAAAGTCTATCTTCAGGCAAATGGTGGAATGCCTATCAATTGCCACTTCCACATCTTTGGAACTCGTGCAGATGGCGAACGATTGATTCCAGAGTATGAAGGGGAGACACCAGCAGATTATCCAGGAAATAATGATGAATATTCAGTTTCCGGATACCACTACGATAAGAGAGGTTAATTATGTCAGAAGGATTGGAATTTCAACCGGGGCAAAGTGGAAAAGATTGCTCCGAGAAAGCAGGTGGATGGGGTCAAGCATCCAACACATTTGATTATATTTGGAAGGGTGATATTGATCAGTCTAAGTATCCAGAAGATGCATGTCCTCCAAGATATCACTCTACGGCAACGATTGATAATCTTAAAGTAACTGCAAATATTGATGGGTCAGGAACCTGTACCTTTCCAACATTCCAAGGAACCATCAATCAGCAAGCTTGGAAAGGTTTTGATATCAAGCACCCTAACAAAGAGGGTCAGCGTCTTCGACATATTTGTTTAGAGGGTCCAGA